ACATTATTTTTTCCAGTTAAAGATTGATTTTGGTTTTTCTGGATATTTAAAAATAGGACTTAGTTTTGGTTTTGGTAATGGTCCGACTTTAAGGGTTCTTGCACCAAATTCTTTATAATTTGGATAACCGAGTTGTTGAGTGGTTCCTGTTGTCAAATCATACTCTCTATTACCGTGATATGGACCCCTATCAATAACAGGTGCAGTCACTGATCTTCCAGTTCTCGGATCTGTAATTCTTACCTGAGTTCCAAGTGGTAAAGTTTTGTGAGCAACTCCTCTTGTTTTTGGAGTTAAAACAGTTCCATCTGCTGTCTTGTTTCCGTAAAGTCCTGGACCATAAGAACTAGTTTCAACATTTTTGTCCGTTGACTCTGGTCTTTTGGTCCACTTAAATATTGAACTTGGTTGTGCTTGTTCTTGAAACTGTTTAAAAGTTTTCACTTATCAGTCGGCAATGATTAGATTGAACCACGCTTCACTCATACCTGAGATAATGCTATCAGCAGACTCTTTGTCTTCTGCATAACCTTCACTGATTAGGTGCTCAACAACTCTTTCGTAGTTCTTATGAATTTCTTGTGATTGTCTTGGAGTTGGTTTCATTGTTACTACTAGTTTTATTTTTATTTAGATAAAAAAAGACCCCCTTTCGGGGGTCTGATGGATATGTGAATCGAGATCACATTAAATTGGTCACTTTGACTCTTCTGTAGTAACGGTTTGCGTTACGATCAAGACCAGCACCGCTGATTGCGCTAGTACCCTGCGAGAATGGGTTAGCAACAATTCCATAACGAGTCTTGAAGCCGATCTTAGGCTGGAAGGTGTCCTGACCAACTGCACGTACCATCTGGAGAGGTACATATGGGCAGTAGAACAGACCAGCATCATAAGGAGAAGAACCTTTATAACCAACAACGTAGTACTGGTTAGCAGATACGTTTGCAGCATAAGGATCGATATAAACACGATACTTACCTTGCAGAACACCAGCGAAGGTGTTACCAGTGTCATCAACGTTGAGGTTAGCGTTGAGTGCAGGGGTGTAGTCAAGAACACCTGCCATGGTGAGTGCCGAAGCAACGTCAGCAGAGCAGAGGATCATGTTACCCTTGCCACGACGAGTTCTCTGGGCGATAGCGTTTGCGTCACGCTCGATCTGGAAGATCAGACCCTTGAACTTCTCAACTGACCAACGACCGTTGGAGTCAACGTCGAGGTCGAAAGTACCAGCGGTAGCAACGTTTGCCTGAGCACCAGACTCAGCAACGTTATAGATGGTACGGATAACTTCGCGGTTGATTTCAGCGAGGATCTCAGTGCTGAGGATGTTAGCAAGCTCAGCTTCTGCATTCAGACCGTGAATTGCCTTCAGGTCTTGTGCGAGTTCGAGCGAGTACTCAGCTTTCAGAGCACGTGACTTAGCAGTAACGGTGACTTTCTCGATCGAGAATGCCATCTCGTTAAAGTGGTCGCCACTGGTCTGACCAAGATTCTCTGCATCATCGGTACGCATACCCTGACCTACGTTGTAGGTAGTTGCGTCACCGGTTGCAGGATAGGTAGCATCCAGAAGACCAGGATTGGTTCCACGCTGAGTGGTTGTACCCATACCAACGTTACCTGCGGTAAATCCGTTGGTGAGGTTGAATCCGCTGTCCTGTCCAGAGAATGCAGTATCTGCTTCGTTGAACAGTGCTTCGGTGCCGCTCATGTTGGTGTACTTAGAGCGCATTGCGAAGATCAGTCCAGTAGGACCGTTCATTGGTTGAACGCCAGCGAGGTCATAAGCGACCAGGTTAGGCATTGAACGTCTAATCAGGGAGATCAGAACAGGGTCGAAACCAGCAACAGGGGCAGAAGCACCAGCAGAGAAACCTGCATTAGCGCCACTGTTGGTGTTTACGGTTGGAGCTTCGGAGAGGAATGCTCTCTCTTCACGAAGTTCTCTTTCTTGGTTTTCAAGCAGGATTGCGGTTACCGCTCTACGATGTGAATCTTTGATTGGATCAAGACCATCATAGTCGAGGATTGGTGCCCACTTCTCCTGCAGATGCTCGGCATTGAACATTTGCATTTGATTTTTACCTCTTTTTAAAAAGTGTTGTTGTTTGAGTATAATCTAAAAATCACTTTTTAGAAGCTCTTGAAAGAGTCTGTAAGTAAGCAGCCATCATTGGAGAAATGGACTCATTAAGAGCCTCTTTCTCATCTGTGGTTACTTCTTCCGAAAGATTCTCACTTGCGCTTCTTTGAGTACCAGCGTTTGATGGGAAATATGATTCCCTCAGAGTTACTAGCTTCTCACGATAGTCTGCTTCACTTTCAAACTCAACATTTTCAGCAAGAGAAGCGAGTTTGTCCTTCTGAGAAAGTGCGAGACCCTCAGCGACATCTGCAAAGATTACATCAGCAACCGACTCAGCTAATCTTCTATTCAGAGCAACGTTTCTTTCGATTTGCTCGTTGAGTTTTTCTTCCATTTCATCAAGTTTATCTACCATGCTCTCGATTACATCATATCTATCTTCAGGGATTGTTACATAATGATCTTCAAAAAGACTCTTCATTCCTACAAGGAATGATTCAGTCATTTCGGTCTTAAGACCGTGCTCTACTGCGAGTGCATTCTCTTGGAACCACTCATCAGCAACATACTCAAGATAAGAATCAACTCTTTCGGTGAGTTGAGTCTTAATTGCATCAAGCTCTTCTACAAGAGCAGCAGCATACGATTCTTGAAGGGATTCTTTGATTTCAGCAACTCTTGATTTAATTGCTGCCTCAAAGATTGTACGTGCTTTCTCTTGGAATTCTTCAGAGAGTTCTTCACCCGCTAGAAGAGCATTAACATCTTCTTCGATGTTGAAATCTTCTTCTACGACTTCTTCTTCTTCCTCTTCAACTTCCTCTTCACCACCTTCTTCGCCACCTTCAAGATCCTCTTCCTCTTCAGTCTCCTCTTCGATGACTTCTTCCTCTACTTCGGTCTCTTCTGCTCTTACCGCTTTTGCGTTAACAACATCTTTGACCTGAGCAAGAGTTGCGCCAGGAGTTTTGAGTGCTGCTGAATCGTCGTCTGGACGATAATTATCAGGAGTAGGACCGCCGAGATCTTCAACTGGAATACCAGCCGAAGGCATTGGCTCAGCAGGTGCAGCCCCTTTGGTTACTACGTTTTCCATTTCTTGTAAATTGCTACCAACGGACATTTTTGTTTAGATTCTGTGATAATCTATATTTATTTATAAATTAAAGATTTGAGAGGAAATCGTTGAATAAATTCAACTTATGCTCTTCAAGTCTTTTTTGATCTACGAGAGTATTAATTCTCTTTTGAGTTTGCTCGGCAAGTCTTTCACGAAGAATTCCACCTTCCCAAACCCACTCTTTACCTTCCATAATTCCCTGAACAAAAGCGTCAGGAGCAGAAGGGTCGGCAACGATATCAGCAGCAGTTGCTAACATAAAATCTTCACCAACAACTTTATGACCCTCATTGGTCATCTTTAATGAACCAACACCACGAGAAGAAACGCCAAGGCAAACTCCCTCACTAATGAGAGATTTTGCAATCTTACCCATTGGAGTTTCTAAAAGTTGTGCCTTACCAATAAAATTATTACCATCTTTATAAAGTTCACAAATTTTATGTGAAACTCTATCAAGATTTACGGTAGGTCCATCAGGGTGACCGAGTTCTCCAAGAGCACGACCTTTTTGAACAAATGCTTCATTATAGCGATTTACCTCTCTTTCCATAATAGAAAGAGGATACATTCTGCCATTTCTGTTGACTTGTTCTGCCTGCAAGAAAATACCTTTGATATAGGATTTTTTTGCAGATCCTTTACCTTCGGTAATAAATTCTACTTTTGAAATTTCTTCTGTGATGAGTTTCATTGCTTTAGTTTGTAAATCCTACTTTTGCACCTTTGACCTTATTGCTATCAGCAAATACACAATGACTTGCAATCTTAACAATTTGCTCAACTGTTCCAGCAGGCATTGTGATTGAACCAATACCCGTTCCACTTTGAGTTTCAACTACTGTTACAATATGTGGAGTCGTATCTGTATTCACAAGACGAACAACTGTTGCTGCACTAAAACTTGTAGCTGTTCCTGTTGTGGTTGGCAAATTTAGCTCATCTGCTAAAATTTTTGTTGTCATTATTCCTCTTCCTGAGTTTGTGCATCTTCATACTCACTTTCACCAAACATTGATGAGGCAACGATTGGTTTTGCAAGTTCAATTCTTTCTGCTGCTTTTGAATAAAGAACATCGTGAATTTTGTCACGAATATCGGATGCAGCAGCATCTGTCGCAATCAAATCGATAAGGTCTTCCATAAAATTAAAATATATTCCTATTCTTTATTTATATCTCAGCCTTTTTGGCATCTTTTTGCATCTGAGCATCTGTTACTGACGCTTGTGCATCTAGGTTTGGTTCAGATGGAACTTCTCCCATTCCCATTGCATCTTGACCCATTCCCGCCATACCATTACCTTCTCCTGGTTGTGGTAGTGGTGCTCCGGTAATTGGATCTATTTGAGAGGGATCTGGAATAATACCCTTTTGAATTTCATCTTCAATTTGCTCATCAATTTCAATAATTTCAGAATCAGTTTGACGAAGAATTTTCTTTCTTACATATTCTGTTGAGAAATATTTTCCAATATAAGGTTCAATGGTTGCTAGTGTTCCTAAACGACCATTAAGAAGTTCTGCCTCTTTAAGTTCAGCAAACTGGTTATCATACAAGAAATCATATTGAATATGATCTGCCATCATTTCCCAATCATCGGGAGAAACAATGTTTTTGAGAATCAATTGCGTTCTCAACATGTCATTAAACATTTGAGCAAATCTTTTTCTCAAACGACCGACAAACTTAGCAAATTTAAGTTCATCTCTTAAAATTTCAGAAGATCTGCCAAGATTAAATCCATCTCCACTTCCGGCGATTCTTGACTCTGGAACTCCAAGTGCTCTATACAGTTTTTTCTGGAAATACTCAATGTCTGCAAGTTCTCCAAGATTTTGACCGCCAGGAAGAGTAGTAATTTCAGTTCCTCTACCTCCTTCACGACGAGGAAGCCAAAAATCCTCCATCATAGACATAAATTTACGATCATCACGAACTTCACCAGTTCCTGCATCATAAACTAGTTTATTGCGATAGCGATTCATTACTTCTTTAAGGTATTGCTCTGCTTTTACCTTTGGAAGGTTACCAACATCAATATAAAAAATTCTACGCTCAGGTGCTCTCGATAATCTATAGATTACAAGAGAGTCCTCAATCATACGAAGTTGATTAAGTGCTTTAATTGCTTTATGTAGATATGAAAGTACGGTATTTTTATTTCTATCTACAAGACCAGAAGTGCAATAGACAATGGAATCCTTTGCAATTTTTACTGCTTTACCAGAACCAGCACCAGAAACCATTCCTGTTGGATAATTTGGAGTCGGAGTATAGAGAAAATATTCTTCAAACTCTATATTCTGTGGCAAAGAATTTTCAGTATTTTTTACATTTACTCTTGCATATGGATCTTTATTCTTCTTTTCTTGACGAATATATCTCATCTTCATAGGATCAATATATCTCAAATCCTGAATCCCTGCCTGAGGATTTTTGAGATCGATGACCTTTAAATAATAAATTCTACCATCAATA